CTGGATTTAGTTTAGGTAGAGCATCAGAAATATCAAGAGACGAAATCAAGTTTCAAAAGTTCATTGCAAGACTTAGACTTAAATTTGCTGCATTGTTTGAGAAGGCATTAGAAAAACAATTGATATTAAAAGGCATTATTACGCCAGACGATTGGCCTTCTATTAGAAGAGAAATGAGATTTGATTTTGTTACAGATAATCATTTCTCTGAGTTGAAAGAATTAGAAATCTTTAATGATAGATTGAATGCTGTAAATAATCTGGATCCATACCTTGGTAAATACTTTAGTCAGGAATGGGTTAAGAAGCATATTCTTAAACAAACTGATGAAGAAATTAAAGAAATTCACGATCAAATGAATAGTGAGGCAGACGAACAAGAAGAAATGATGCCAGATATGGACATGGGTGGTGAAGATCAAGGTGGAAATGAGGACGGAGATGTTGTGAATTCAACAAGATTCCCGCCTGCACCCCCTGAGTAAAACTTAACATTTATAAATAAAGTTGGAGTAATATTATGAGTGATAACACAGCACGAGATATTGTTGATTTTGCATCTGAAGATAAGCCTAACAAAGCTGCAGATGCGTTTGATGATGGAATCAATGATAGGCTAGCAGCTTTGGTTGGTCAAAAGACTTTAGAGGTTGCTAACCAAATGGTAGGTCAGGAATATGAAGAGCCTGAATTGCCTGCCGAAGAAGAACAAGATGAAGGTGAAGAGGAGCAACTAGAATTAGATGTTGCTATAGATGAGCCTTCTGAAGATGAGTCGGATGAATATGAATCTGACCAAGAACTTATTTCAGAACCAGAAGAAGATTCTGAGGAACAACAGGAAGACGAAGATGAAGAGACTTAGAGACATCGTTGAATTAAACAAAATGGATATCATTCCATCTGCTGACGTTGGGACAAAGCCTAAGAGCGATTATACCCAACCAAAGTCTGACGCAGTAGCTGCGTTTGTAGACAAGCATGTGGTTCAAAAAGTTCCTCATCCTGCTTATGCAAAACAAGAAGAGCAAGATGCTGTCTTCCAAGCAACAAACATTAACAAGGATAAATCCAAAATGTCCAGTTACCATGACGGCGAAGATGAAGCTGTCTATGAAGCAGTCGAGTTTGTCAGAGACAATCTAAGCGAAGATAACTTAGAATTGTTTGATGAGCTATTAAAAAATGACAGAGAACAGGCTGTTAAATTTGCACTTGATATTACAGAGGAACTCATCTAATGAGGATCCTAATTCTCAAGGGTGATGAAGTTGCTGCTGGTGTAAACCTTGCAGCTGCTAGCACAGTAGATAACGCTACGTTGGTTAAACATTACCACACGGCTGCAGCTACTGTAACTCTTGTTGATAGTGCTAATACACAAATTGGTAACACAACTGTTGCAGCTGGCGTGTCTTACTTTAGTAAGCAGCCATCAGATAAAATATTTGCAACAGGTGGTTCATTTACATCTATTGGATACATTTAGGGGAACAAATGAAACTTATTGCAGAAACAATTTTCGATCAAATTCAACCAATCATAGAAGCTAAAGAAGATGGTGGTAAAAACTATTTCATCGAAGGCGTTTTTATGCAAGGTGGTATCGTTAATAGAAACGGAAGAATGTATCCTGTTCCAGTATTGGAAAAAGAAGTAGAAAGATACAATAACGATTACGTTAAAACAAACAGAGCATATGGGGAACTGGGTCATCCTGATGGTCCAACAATTAACCTCGAAAGAGTTTCTCATATGATTAAAGACCTAAAAAAAGAAGGTAACGACTTTGTAGGTAAAGCAAAGATTATGGACACACCATATGGTAAGATTGTAAAATCTCTTATCGATGAGGGTGCTCAGCTTGGTGTTTCATCTCGTGGGATGGGAACATTGAGACAAGCTGGCAGTGGCATTAATGAAGTACAGAATGATTTCATGCTAGCTACTGCTGGTGATATCGTCGCAGATCCATCAGCTCCAAATGCATTTGTAAATGGAGTTATGGAAGGCGTCGATTGGGTTTATGATGCGGCTTCAAATTCTTGGTCACAACGAGTGATTGAAAACATCAAGCAAGCCGGACATAAAAATTGGAAACAAGTACAAGAAAATAAGATAGCTGCATTCCAGTCTTTCTTAGATTCTTTGCTAACAGAATAGTTTTTTATAAATATAGAAGACTCATTACATATTAAAAATAGGAGCAAACACAAATGGCCGATAATGAACTAAGAAAGTTCGCTAACGAGGATATCGAAGCCGTGGCTGAGGACCAAACACAACTTGATGAGTTCAAGGCCAGTGGCGAAGATAGCTCTATTGCGGACCCTATCGCAACCAAATCTAATAAAAGACCTGCTGATAAAGAAGGTAAAGAGCAGCCTGGACCACAAGGTGGCAAAACAGTGACACCTGGAACTGAACCAAGCGGCGACATGCTTTCTGTATCAAAAGGTAAAGCACCTGCTAGAAAAGCAGACAAAGCTGGATCTGACAAGCCATCTTCACCTAAAGTTGCAACACCTGGACAAGGAAGTGTCAAAGAAGACATCGATGCAATTTTCGCTGGCGAAGAGCTATCAGAAGAATTCAGAGAAAAAGCAGAAACAATTTTTGAAGCAGCTGTAAACGCTAGAGTATCTTCTATCGAAGAACAACTCAAAGACGACTACGCATCTGCTTTAGCTGAATCTGTAGAAGAAATCAAAGAAGACCTTTCTGGAAAGGTCGATAACTATTTGAATTACGTAGCTGAAGAATGGATGAAAGAAAATGAAGTAGCTGTAGAATCATCTCTCAAAGTAGAGATTGCAGAAAACTTCATGTCAGGAATCGCTAAGCTAATGGAAGCCCACTCAATTAAACTTCCTGAAGCTGAGGACAATGACATTCTTGCAGACCTCCAATCTAAAGTTCAAGAACTTGAAGCTAAGTTAGAAGAAGAAACAGTTAGCAAAATTGAAGTAGCTAACAAACTTCAAGAAGCAGAGCAAAGAATTATTTTTGCTGAGCTTACTGACGACTTAGCCGAAACCCAAATTGAAAAAATCCGTGCTCTATCGGAAGGCCTAGATTATGATAACGCCGAAGATTACTCTAAGAAAATCACAATGCTCAAAGAGTCATATTTCGGAAACAAAACAGCAAGCGTTAACCTAGAAGATGACGAACCTGTCGATCTCGACGAAGAAGTCAAACTTCCTGGAAACATGCAAGCATATGCGTCCGCGATTTCGCGTACAATTAAAAAATAAATTAACAGGAGAAAACCATGTATTTACATGAAGAACTTCAAAACAAATGGCAGCCTATCCTAGAGCATGCTGATTTACCAAATATTTCAGACTCTCACAGAAGGTCTGTAACAGCTGTTTGTCTTGAAAACACCGAAAAATCTCTAAAAGAGAACAGAGGATTTGCTCCTACTTCTTTACTAGAAGCAGCTCCTACAAACGCAACTGGATCTAGTATCGACAACTACGACCCTGTGTTAATTTCTCTCGTTAGAAGAGCTATGCCAAACCTACTTGCATACGATCTATGTGGTGTTCAGCCTATGACTGGACCTACAGGTTTGATCTTTGCAATGAGAAGCAGATATGCATCTCAAGCAGGTGCCGAGGCTTTCTATAACGAGGCTAACACTGAGTTCTCAACTGTCGTTGCTGGTTCTGGTAACAACACTCTTGGTCAATCCCAAGAAGGCGTACTACCAACAGGTAACAGCTCAACATACAACTTCGCAGAAGGTATGTCTACAGCTCAAGCTGAAGCTCTTGGTTCATCTGGTAACACAGCTTTCCCAGAAATGGCTTTCTCAATCGAGAAAATCTCTGTTGAAGCTAAATCCAGAGCTCTAAAAGCTGAGTACTCAATGGAACTTGCTCAAGACCTTAAAGCAATTCATGGTCTTGACGCTGAAACAGAATTGTCTAACATTCTTTCTACAGAAATCTTAGCAGAAATCAACAGAGAGATCGTAAGAACAATTAACTTGGTTGCAAAACCAGGTGCTGATCAGCACACAACAACCCAAGGTACTTTTGACTTAGACACTGACTCAAACGGTCGTTGGATGGTTGAGAAGTTCAAAGGACTTATGTTCCAAATCGAAAGAGAAGCTAACGCTATTGCAAAAGGAACAAGAAGAGG